GACCGAAAGATGACATATTTATTCTTTCTCCGGCAATGTAAATATGTTCATTAAATTCAACTAGAGCCTCTGGTGCCCCAACAAGCCTAAGCATAAATTCAATTGAACGTCTTGTTCCCTTAGATTTAAACAAATAAGCAGAATTCATTATCAAGTTCCGATAAAACTGATAATTTAACTCTGTTGGTGTATTCGCCCTGGAAAATCCTGGGTATTCAATTTTAGATGATGTGTTAAAAATAGAATTTAAAAAATCATCATTTGTTATTGGTGATATATTGATATTCCATCCCAAAGTTTGTGCTAAATTCTTTAGTAATTGAGAAGGAATATCATTTTTAACAACATAATTAACTGAGGTAATGTGAGCTAACGCATCAATAAACTTTTTTACCTCATCAAAGCTTCTACCATATATGGTTAATAACTTTTGAACTCTTTGATCTGAGGTATCAAAATCTTTAAACGATTGTGTTGTTAAAAATCTAGATACTAAATTAGTTTTAAAAGAATCAAATGAGTCTGCTATATCACTAAGCCTACTTATATAGTAATCAAACGAAGCTGTTTGTATATCTAAATTCCAAACCCCTAATAATGGCCAGGTTACACTGTCGAAATCTGTATAAAATAACCCATCATCCGTTTGCTTCGGAATCTGGAAATTAGCAGTATACTTAGGAATTATTAGCCTATTTAACAAGTACTGCTGTATCTCATCAAAAGGCTCTATGAATGCTTTGTCAGCATAAAAATCATTAGGCCTAATGACAAGATATTCTAACGAAGTAACTTGGCCCGAAAAAGGATTTCCTTTTACTGTTAACTCTAAAAATCCGGTAAACAAACTAGGTGTAGGTTCCAAATATAATAGGGGGAACTCTAGATCGTTTATATATAAAGAATATTTTGAATATTCTTTTGCTAGGTTTCTTAAATATGATACCTCAAATTCTAATGCACCAATATTAATTGCTGAATTAGTTGTAAAATCAACTGAAAAAGGATTACTTATTTTTTCAATATCAACCTTGAAAGTTGTACTATCATCAACACTATCATAGATCGCATCTATAGCTGTATATCCAGATATCGCTAAATTATTTATATACGAAACTTCTAGAGCCCCAGGAAAATAATTTATAATCTTAGTGACTGAAGTCGAAAGTCGTTTTGTTAACGGGCCATATAATACAAAACTAGATATTTCAGATAAGTCAAAATTCGGGTAAACTCTAAATTCTTTTGAGATTATCGCTTTAGATTCTGCTATAGTCTCAATATTCAAAGTGTCTAACGATATCGGATCAGAAAATGCTCCAATATTAAAATTAGTATTAATCTTTTCACTTAAAGATGTTGTAAACTGGAAGTTAGCTAAAGTCAAGCCTCCGCCAGTTACAAGTTGTAACCCAACGATCTCATCTGAAAAAGTACCAGCACCGCTTGAAGGTACTGGTGGATATTTGTAAAATGGTCTAGACATTATTGTGTTATAGTTGAAAAGTTTTTACTAAAATCAATATTATTACCTCTGTCCTGTCTTACTTCATATAATAACGTATTGAACCCATCTCTTACTTCGTATAAATTATACTGTTTGTATATATTGTTTTGGTTATCATATATTGTATATATACCATCATCAATCGATTTTGTTTGATTACCATATAGTGCTATACCCAATGTTGAAATATCCTGATCAACTAATTCAATGTCTAAAGTTATAGGATTAAAAAATGTATTAGTTAATATAATACTTTGATTCGGCTGCCCAATAAACGGTGTCGCGTTTGGTTTATTAGTCGGAGCCGAAGATGGGGTTAATGTGCAAAAAACTAAATTTGTTACACCTTCAACATATCTATACCTTATAGCTTTCTGTGATGTGTTTGTTAAATTTTGTGTTACAGGCTCACAAAAGAAATTAGATGTTATTACTCTGAAAAAATTTGGAATTTTACTACCATCCGTATTTAAATACTCAACCCTGTAACCTACTAAACCCTGGGCTATGAATTTATTTCTAAATTGAGATGGTACCGTATCTAAATTAATTATTATACCTTTTACGTTAGGCAAAGCAGATAAAACTCCACAATCATTAATAGTTGTTCTAATCTGTGCCGGTCTAATATACATTGTATATATTCCTAACGCATTAAATTCTGTTGAAGGTAGGGTTAAATTATATAACCCCCCAAGAATTTCAATATTTGCATTACCCCCTGTATTTTGATTATTAAAATAAGGTCGCAATATTGTTTTAGCATCTAAAGATTTTAAAACAAAATTATCAGTAGAATCTCTTGATGGTGTATAATGTAAAATTATATCGACATCTTCCGGTGATACATCCGCACCTCTAATCGTTCCATATGTTCCAATTGCCATGTTTGTTAATTATCTTATAAATATTTATCTCTAAAGTTTTCTTAATTTAAAAAAGCCATAACCGTAATTTTCTAAGTCCCCAAGATTGTCAACTTCCCCCAATCTTTGTATTCTTTCCAATACACTATTTTTACCTCTTTCGATAAAAATATCTGACTGAACCTCTGGGGCGTAAACAATATTGATCAGTGATTCATCTTTGATTATTGGCTCCGATACCAACCAATCGCTTGTAAATCCGGAGCTTTCAACTATGAATATTGTTATGTTATCTAAATAATCGAAATATTTTATATTTTGTATAGTATACCCTGTATATGTGTTTGTAATTTCATTTACAACACCAAAAAACTCACCAAGGTAATCAGTAATTATTTTATTTACAATGTACGGAACCGGTCCATATTGTTTAAGTTCCGTTAATCTAGATTTAGTATAGCCAGAAATTAAAAAAGGCACACTAGTATAGTTTGAGCTAATTTGTGACTCAACATTATTCTCAGAATCTCCGGTAAAGATATAGTCATAAGATATTTTAGTTCCAGACCAAGAGCCTACATTAGGACTAAAATATGCAGTACCATTTGGATTTGGTATTGTTAATCCGCTAAAAGGTATTGATACGGTTTTTTCAACTGTATTGTAATATATTCAGGCGAAAATTTTGTAATGTTTTCCAATAAACTACCATCACCCCAATCAATACTATATGATGATAGATCTAGAAAATTATTATAACTTTGCCTAGATGTGTTGTATACATAACAAGTGTATGGATTTGTATTAATACCTGAAAATATAAAATTAGTTACAGCATCGTACTGCAAAATAGCTCCGTCAAATACTGAATAATACCCCACATCATTAGCACTCTGGGTCAATAATATTGGAACAGTTAACCCTGTTAAAAGTGACGATCCGTTAGTACCCCCAGATAAAATATCTGTCATTGCACTATAAACATACGTGCAACCACTAGAATATGTTGAGCCTGATGGATAACAAACTTTAACTAAATCTCCACTTATGTTCTCCGGAGATATTTTTATATTATAATTAAGGGTTAATGTATTCATACCATTTTATGGGGTTCAAATAATCTCCAACAGGATTGTCATTTAAGTTGTATATCTTGTATGTAAAATCTGTATAGTCCAAGCTTACTTTATAATAGAAATAATCTTCTTGCGGAAATGAAAACATATTACCTAACAATAAAGATTGTTGAGTATTCATCATTTTAATGAAAATACCTCTTTTTGCGTCAAAAAATTTTGCCGTCATATAAAAAGTATCCAGGTTAATATAATCACGATTTTTTAACCAATAGACAAATAAACCTTCTTTGTTACCAATATAATCTAATTTAAACTTCGGAGTTTTAATTTGTTTCTGACTTCCCATTATATTAGCTAAACCAACCTCACCTTGCTGTACCGGTAATACTATAGTTATATAGTTTTTTTGGATTTTTAAATTAGTGCTATCATATAAATCTAATTTAAAAAATGATTTCTTAAATGAATTAGAATATTGATATATCTCATTTAAGGAAAATCCCTGAGTTACATAAGATGTCACCCAGGTTGTGTTATTAATATCAGCACCTTCTGGTACAAAATAAAATTCATAATTAACTTCACTGGTCATTTTGTTATTTATGAAATACTCTTTTGGTGAAAACCTAACAACTTCAAAATCTTTGTCTCCATTTATTATTTCATTTATAACATTTTCTTCATATTGAACCAAAGAGTCTCCCCTGTCTTCAAAATCCCACGTGTTTTGAATCGACAATGTTAATTCTTTCTCAATATTTGGGTTTAAAACTATCTTATATTTATTCGCACTCATCTATCTTTGGATCAAAAATTACATTTATATTTTCAGATTGAACTCCTTCAGGTATTAATTTGAATATAATCTCATTGGAAGGATAATGCGTTCCATTTAAAAATGGATAGTCTACCCCAACCCCATCATTATCTATATAACCATAATCATACATATCCCTCCAAATTATTAGTTTGCTTTTGCTTGAGTAAAAAGCATAATTTGGAATATTAACTATGTTCTTGCTATTACCTTCCTCAATATATGTGGAAAATTCACGTAAGGTTATAGAGTAATGAGGCGTATAATAATACCCTTGAGGATTTGCAATTCTTTGATTTATCGTTGCAGGGTTTCCTCCTTGTATATAGGATATCTTAAATATGTCAGCATTATAAGTAATTTTATGACATAATTTTGATATAGTCCTTTCTATCATCTCAAAATTATTATATTCACAAAAATCTCCATCAACTATATCGCCTATTTTTAAATTTTCATTATAATAAAATTTATATTGATTCCTTGTATAATTGTTAGTTGGTATTGATGTTTTATTGATATTAAAGTTTTGTGCTGACCAATATTCCGATAAATAACTATTTATATTAAATCCAAATCCCTGCCTTAGCCCTGAAGAATACGGTTCATTTAAATTAGTTGGCTTGTTGAACCATCCAAAGTATCCTTTGTTTATTATTGTCACATACAATTTGCTCAACGGTCTATTTAAATTGTCAAAATACTGGCTAACGTCAATATCTTTCTTAAATGATATCAAATAGCTTTGACTACCTTCTTTTTGTGCAATTTTTGCTTTATTATTTTTTGTTTGGGAACTATAAACAAATTGATTTTTATTCTGAAACGGATTTTGCTCAAATCCAGACTTTGTTAAAACAATGTCATCTATACTCGTCAATATTTTATGACGTCTAACATAATATCTTGACATAGATTCCCCTGAGTTATTTATGTCTAATATTTTTTTAAATGTACCCAAAGACAAACCTTTACCAAGCCCATTATATGGACTTAATACTTTAAAATGGATTCCATCTGAAGCCTTCCAAGTATATGACGTACCATCCTCATAATAATACTGCATTGTTTTATCGTAATCATTATCATACGCATAACTTAGATATTGTCCCCAATTATATGTTGTACCACTCTTCTTAACAAAGTCAACATGCGGCGGCGTTAAACCATCATTAATTGTATATCCCGATATATTAAAATCTGTTCTAATGAAATCAAATTCTACATATTGTGGGTATCCAGACCAAGATGTTGTCGAGAAAGAGTTTGTATCATTAACCAAATAAAGATAATTTGTGAAGGGAGAATAGCCTCCACCGACACCTGTGGTACCTGAATATTCATTGCTAAATATAAAACTAAGCTTAGATGTAGGTCTAAATATTGTAGATTTTTGCCTTTCATTATTAAATACTTGTGCTAGGTTTACACTACTAACTCTATCAAATTCATCCAATTCACGTTGAGTATTATCCAAACCTATCGGTATAGATAAATCTGTATTTGTTGAGCTTTTAAACCTTTCACTACCAAGAACTATTTTTATATCATCTCTATTCCCCATCTATATCATTACCTCCTATATATTTTGTATAAAATTTATTTATTGCCGTTTTACCTTTATTTAAACCGAAATAAAAATACCAAGGGGCTCCAACTAATATTTTTTTATCTGCGGGTAATATGTTTGCGGAATAATTATAACTTGTAGTTGCAATAGCATTTGAATCATTACCATATAAATACCCTGTCGCATTGTAATTATTAACTAAAGTATTATACAACGAATAACCCGACGATAAACGATCCATGTTTTGATATTTGATTTGAACGAAATCAGTCGGGTCTGAGGCCCAGTTATTGGTTTCATTACCAAACATAAAAGGTGTATTCCCCAGAGGAGCGACTGGTTCGCCTGGATTTATTTGCCATAGATAATGTGGTGTTAATTGACTATTAACACCCAAATTGTCATATAAAAATTGATTATTAAAAATATCATATCTAATAATTCTCCCCGGTGAAATATAGTCTCTATTCTGTATATCATCTGTTGTCGCAGAAAACATAATGCCCAACATAGGATCTTTATTATTTGGTAAATTTATATAAACAGAGGACAATTGCGGCCCTAATCCTGTTATATAACTAGTGCTGTCCACCGGAATTATACCATACTGAGTATTAACAGCAATTGATTGTGCTAAATCAGCATCTACTCTATCTCCTGGTCGACTAAAAAATTTCTTAACAGGATCATTTATAGTCGCAGTTATTATATTACCAGACCCGAATAAAGATAAAATATTTGAACTCAATAACCTAGAATATACAAAAAGATTAACTATATCTGAATTATCATTATAAGATGTTTCGCGTATAGTGTTCATAACATATCCATCGTACTTCCCGTTAAGTATTAAATTATTTAAAAAAGAACTTCTAGGCCCCATATTTAATATAGTTGTCGGATATTTTAAGTTTGCAATATTAGAACCTTTAGATTCATTACCTTTAGATTTTTGGCCAATAAACCCTTTATTAATATCATCCCAAGGTGAAGATCTATAATAAAAATTGTTACTTTTAGGGTGTAAAAGCACAACATCTTTACAATAAACACGATCACTAACTTTATTTTGATTATTATAGAATGTGTTTAATTTAAATGGGTAAGCATAAAGAGTTCCATTTACCCAATTATTTGTAAAAGTTTGTGATATTATATTTTGACATATGCTGTAAAAATATGTGAACCTTTTTTTATAATTAAGAGCCGCTTTAAAATCCCCAGGAATATCCCCAATAGGACCTAGTATTTTTGAACTATCACTACAACTTTTACAAAAAACGTAACACCCGCCATCAACCCTATCTTCATCCGCACAATTTGGCTTTACAACAATAGTATCATCTTTTTGCTCATAACAGTTCAAGTCAACCATATTTTCACAACTAAACGTGCTTAAAACATTGTTTTCATATGAATTATCTTCCGGTTCAAAGTCATCAGAATACTCATCACTACCATATGACGGGTTAACAACCGTCAATGTGTTATCAATAAGTTTATATATTACACCAATAGAATTTTGCTGTAAAAGATATGTATTGTTATCATTATAACTAAGTAAGTCGGTGCTGGGTAATCTATCACTACGCATTATTATTTTAGAAGCATCAGTCATCTCTAAAACAGAACTAGACCCATATATTGTACTAAAATAATATGATCTATACAAACTAGACGCATCATTTTGACAAGAGTTTCCGTATGAAATACTACCAAAAGAGATGTCATCGTAGGATAATATTGTACTTATATTAACACATTCAGCTATTTGATATGTACCGCCATTAGGGCCAACAGAAAATGTATTTATAGTTCCATCACAAGTTTCATATTGAACTACCCCACCAGAAGAGGATGGTTGCACATATATTGATACATTTTCATAACAAGAGATAACCGGAGGGTCTGTTAACTTATCAAAATACATATATGTAGATCCGGCAAAAGTTTCATCAAAACTATAACTTTCACTCTCCTCAATTTGTGATAAGTAACTATTAGTAAAATTTGACCTAATCTTTTTGGTATCACCAATTAATGCATCAATTTTATTACTATCTAATTGAGTATCTGAATTATTATTTATAGAATAAAAAGGTATTGAAGTCACCATATCATAATCTAACCTAGAGTAGAATATGTGGTTTAAGGTTAAATATGGTATGTAATTATTTCCTGGTTGGAAAAAGTTTGATTCAAAAAATAAATTAAAGCCATTATTTGTTTCAGAGTTATTTGTAATATTATGGCTAACCATTGGTTCCAATCCGGCACCTGTTGTAGTGTTTCTAACCGGTACATTAAGTCTGTACATACCTTCTGAAACCACCTGGTCTATATTATCATAACCAAAAATTCTACCTAATGAAACTTTAGTTTTTATTTTTGGTGAGTATGGATCAACGCCTCTCTGACATATTATGATAACAGAATCTTGACTAATAGAATCTATAGGTTTTACTGTTAATGACTCATTTGTGCAGCAATCCCCATATGACAATATATCAAAAACTAAGGTACTTCCTCCCGGAACTGTTAAACTTGAAATGCATGTATCGAATGATAATACATACGTATCTGCACTGTAATTTGCTGTTATAGTCGCTCCATTACATAAATTAATCCCTAAATCACCACCTGTTGTTATATCAACGGTAATTGTTTCGTAACAATTACAATTTGCTAACTCGGTTATAGTTGTCGTACTTTCAATTATATCGCCAAACGTATTTATCACTCTATCGTTACTGGCAATTAGTTCCCTAAATTCTGATACTGTATATGATGCTATTACTTGATAATACTCAACATCAGATGGATATGTATAATAAAATATTTTGTTAACATTATCGCTAGCTAATTCGGGCGTAGAATAAACAACAGTATTATTTGTTAAAGAATTAGTATTATTAGCATATGTTATGTTTATAGATGTAGGTATTGTTGTTGTTCCTGTTGTACTATATAAGCCAATATTATTTTGTATTGTCTGCCCCGATATATTCTTATCTGGTGAATTTTTAGGGTTTATCATAGTAAACATATCACCTGCGGATAATGTCACACCTGGCAAACAAATCATCGATAATGTGTTATCAAAATGATGTTTATAATCATCTGCTACTGGATCGTAATTTGACTCTGGTTCATATGTTAATTTTATAATATTCTTACCTGAAATATAAGAGCTTTTTGCATTAAATTGATTTATTCTTTCGCCAAAAGGCAAATCGTTTGTGATATAATTACCAATTAACCCTGTAGTCCCTTGAATTTTATTTCCATTGTTTGTCCACCTACCCCCAATTAATTGTTTTAAATAATCTCTATCTTCGTATGATATAATAGAATTATTATTTACATACGAATTATAAAACAAAGGATCATCTAATAAATTATATGCAGAAGAAACACTAAATGGCACTAAAACACCCTTTAATAATATGTTATTAGGATTTTCATCTGTATCAACTGTAGATCCATCGCCACAAGAACATGTCTCGCAGTTAGGATATGTTATCATGGGTAATTTTAATGGACCTAATAATGGTTGTGTTTTTGCATCGCAAATTAAATTATCACAAAAATTTAACCCGCTGAACAAGTTACTGCTGCATATGTTACACAATGAGACTAATATAATTCGATAAACTAAATTAACAATTGATGCTATTACGTTATATATCGGCAAAACAATTAATAATAATGACAAGATAGCATTCAATAAAAATTTAGTGACTATATAAAACAAAGTTCTATAAAAAACGCCATCGTTAGTTGGAAACTTGTTAATAACATTTTCGCAAGAATCGTCATCGACCCTTTTGATGGATAAAAATCTATTAGCACCATTTGCTGTTTTAAAGTTATCAATTAACCCGGAAACCGTATATACCTTATTGTAATCAAATTCATAAAACCTATCTTCACAGTTAACGTAAGATATAAGTTCCTCATTATTAACAGAAACAAAACTACTTGTGTATGCAGACCAATTTAAATCAAAAGCATATGATGATACCGCTTTTTTGTATGCCTGGGATGTTTTAGATTTTAAAAATGGGTCATCATCATACTCATCCCAACCATTTTCCCTTATGTTTGGAACTAAGAAGTAAGCTCTCTTATATGCCTCAGTTAAACTGTCTGGCTGTTGCCATTTTATTTTAAATCGATATTTACCACTTGTAGGAACTCCAACATTCGGATCTGAAGATATGACTTGTTCCCCAAATTCATTTGTTGTAACATAATTATTATTCATGGGGACATCAAACAACCAAACTCCGTTTTCATCAATTAATTTACCCCCATTTGGTAAATCAGCAATTTTTAAAACAGGCAATCCCTTCTCATCCAAGAAAATTGATTGAGTAATTCCAATAATTTCACCAGGCCCAGTTATTAACTTACATAAATTTCCAGCATCTTTTTTAACTTTACACTTTATATCAACAGCATAATTGTCAGGGTTACTAAACACAGAGCCCATAAATATTGCTGTAGGTTGGATATTAATATTAGCTTCGCTAGTTATGTCAAAGTCCATCCGAGTTATACCTATCTGGCATATATCGTTCTCCCCCCAAAAAGGAATCACATCAACAGACTTAGCCGATTTTATAATCTGAGGTAAAGTATCTATATTAGGTGAAGACTTAAAATTAGCCCCGTCAAACTGACTTTCAGTTGCAACTCCAATCCTAATCAAATCTTGTGGGGTCATTGAAAATTGCCCAATATCTGATAGGTCAACATTAAATATTAATGTTTGACCACCGATAGGGACACCATAAATTAGATAGTCCCCACTTTCATTTGTTTTGACAGTATATTTGTAGTATTTTTCATATATTCTTGAAGCAGTATCATTTGTTAAAACATCTTTTCTAGTTGGAAAAGTCCCTGTAGGAACATGCCCATCATATGATGGGGTGTATGGTAATAAGTTATATTTATAACCATCATTATTAACTTCCTCAAATGTTTGATATGGATATATTTCTGATATTGACGGGTCATCTAAATCGCCCTGTGTCACAGGAATGAAAACAGAAACTTTTACGTTAGGAACGCCATAACCATTATTACTGAATACTCTACCCGCAATAACTCCATAATCGGAGCACATTCTTATGTAAACATCATCCTGCCTTATCTTTAATGATAAAATTTCTAATTGCTCAAAATCTTGCTCTAAGTCAACAACAATATTATTATCTTTGCCAGGATTTGCCTTAATTCTATAGGATTTTCCCATTTAATATTTATTTACTATAAATAGTTGATTTTTTATTTACTAAAAATAACTATCTTATCAGATAAATAAATCATTAACTAATAGTTACTCCCTGGAAATTTTTAACTTTTACTGTAATATCTTTATTAGGATACCTAATCTGATAAATTTGTGTTGGTAGTGCAAATATAGTTTCGTCCACAGGGCCGATTTGTTTAGTCGCTACATCAGCATAGGGCATTGATGTTTCTGATGAAGAATATTGACCCCCAACCTTATTGAAGACTTTTAACTCACTTATAGATATAACTCCATTTTCAGCTTGAATTAAAGCTGTCATATCAGACAAGTTGATATTCTCTCCCATTTCTCTGTTTAATGGACTAAAATAGTCTGCTATCTTATTAATAACGCTAGCAATAATAACCCCTTGATTTTGACTACCATCCAAAACTATTGATATTTCAATAGATAAATCAATGACGTCAGCAGTTTCAACTGAAATATAATCATTAATCATTCTGTAGTTAGAAAGATATTCTGATATATTATTTAGTAACGTATTAGACACCAAAGAATTTAATGCTCCTGTTGTATCATAAGTTAAAACTTTAACAAGGATTTTATT